TATTTGATGATGAAAATACGACTATTGAGACTGGTAGTTCTTACTTGGTTCTTTGTAATGATAATAGGATTGTATCTTTCATACCTTCTGAAGAAATAAAAGAATCATCTCACGCACTTGTTAAGTTTCTTGGATACAAACAATTACCATACAAGGACGATGAAATGTTTGTAATATCTCTTAAGCCAAGAACTACAAAGACAGGTAAAAAGATGGCTTCTCTAACACTTGCAGATACATCTAGAGATCTTCATTCTGTCACAGTGTTTCCTACGGCATTTGCAAAAGCCTATATGAATCTAGAAGAAGGAAAGGCCTACAAGTTTAGTTTTGGTAAAACAAAAGATGGAACGGTTATATTGGAGGATGTAGTAAATGTTTGATGATTTAGCATATGAGTTACATAAAACAGCACAAGCAAAAAGATTTTGGCCAGAAAAGGCTGATGATATTTTTATTGCTAAGCAGTGTATGATGATTGTTTCTGAGGTAACTGAGGTTATGGAAGCAGTTCGTAAAAGCAAAGGCGAAGAAGAAATAACAAAAGAGATTGCAGACATTCTTATTAGAACTCTAGATCTTTATGCTGGTATGAGAAAGAATGGGTATCTTGATATTTCTTTAGATAAAGCATTTGAAGAAAAAACACAGTTTAATCAAACACGACCAGAAAAACATGGGGTAAGATTCTAATGACAGTTACAGTAGAAGAAGTTTTAGCACAACTTAATCCTAAGTTACGTAAAAGCATAATGTCTGGAGATTCAGTTCCAGCAACAGAATATGCAGCAACACCTAGCACTGGTCTTAATAGGGCTTTAAATGGTGGTTTGCCGTATGGTAGACAAGTTCTTATGTGGGGATCTAAGTCTTCTGCTAAGTCTTCTTTATGCCTTCAGACAGTTGCTTTAGCACAACAAGAAGGCAAGATTTGTGCTTGGATTGATGCTGAAATGTCATATGATAAAGAATGGGCACAAAAACTTGGCGTAGATACATCTAAGTTAATTGTTTCAAAGGCTAGAACAATTAATGAGATGGTTGATGTAGGTGTGCAACTAATGGAGGCTGGAGTTGATTTAATTGTAGTTGACTCAATTACTTCATTATTACCAGCAATATATTTTGAAAAAGATACTGATGAACTAAAACAATTAGAAAATACTAAACAAATTGGTGCAGAATCTCGTGATTTTAGTAATGCGTGGAAGATGATTAATTATGCAAACAATAAGGTTAAGCCAACTTTGTTTATTCTTATTTCACAATCAAGAAATAATATTAATGCGATGTATACCAGCCAACAACCAACTGGTGGTCAGGCAACAAAGTTTTATTCATCAACTGTTGTTAAATTATTTTCATCAGAATCAGATAATCAAGCATTGAAGGGAAAGATACATGTCGGAGACAAACTCATTGAAGAAAAGGTTGGTCGTAAAGTTAGGTGGGAGTTACAGTTTTCAAAAACTTCTCCATCCTTCCAATCTGGTGAGTATGATTTTTATTTTAGAGGTGATGCTCTTGGTGTTGACTCCATCGCTGATTTGGTTGATACAGCAGAAAGTCTGGGGATAGTCAATAGAACTGGTGCTTGGTATCAACTTGACGATGGTACAAAGATTCAGGGTAGAGATACATTTATAAACAGAGTAAGAGAAGATTTAGACTTACAAGATATGATAAAGAATAAAATTAGTAATGTCTGAAAAGTTTAAAAGTTTTACTGGTAAATTTACATGTCAAAAATGTAATGAAGTTGTAGATGTTTCTAGGCTTTGGTTTGAAACAAAAGACATAACTTGGATGTGCACTAAAAAGCATATATCTAAGGTCAATCTACTTCCTAAAACAAAAAGGGATTATCAAAATGAGTGAGCGTTCTGAGTCTAAAAGGTTAGGTGCTATACAGCATAAAAACTCTGGTAGAAATACTAAAAAGGGAGATGCATCTTGGAATGGTTTTACTGTAGATTTTAAGGAAAGTTCTAAGTCGTTTACTCTCAATGCTGCTGTTTGGGCAAAAGTAGTAACAGATGCAATCAAGAACAATAGTGATCCAGCACTTGTTGTTATTCTTGGAGAAGGAAATAAAAAGATTAGGCTTGCTATAATTGAAGTAGATGTTTTAGAACAATATATGGATGGGGAATAATGGAAAAAACAACACTAGAAATGATTAATGGGTTATCGGAAATATCAGAATATATGGAAGATGAAGATCTTACAACTGCACTTACTATGATTGCTAAACTTATTATTAAACCAGATATTCCAATTCAAGTAGCAACATTAGAAATTGTCAGGCTTCAGGCTATTGCTGCCAAATTATCATTAAGAGCAACTTGGATGGCAAATGTTGATAAAAATAACAGGGCAAAGAAAAATATTTACTATACTGCAGCAGAATCAGTAAACAGTTTAGTATCAGCACTAAAATATATTACCAAATAGTGTATACTTATATAAACAAAGGAATATAATGACTAAAAGTTTACTACAGCAAGTAATGGTTAGACCAGCAAAATCAGAAAATAATATAGATGTGGCTGCAGTTATTCAACAAATACAATCTGGCTATATGGTTGGACAAGATCCAAAACATCAAAAGAAAAAAACATTTGCGCCATCAGGTTTAGTTTATGGACATGGAGAATGTCCTAGATATTGGTATCACGCATTTGATGGTGTTGTTTTTGAAAGCACAAACACTCCATTTTCAATAGCAAATATGTCTAATGGATCTCTTTCTCACGGTAGAATTCAAGATGCACTACTAAAGTCTGGGATTGCTAAAAAGTTTGTAGATGAAGATGGTAAGGACACAACAGAGTTTAAAATTCTTAGCAATGACCCTCCTATTTATGGCTGGGCGGATGGAATGGTTGAGTGGAATAGCGAAGAGTTCGTTATTGAAATTAAAACTGTAAGCAATGAAGGTTTTGAATATATTAAAAAAACAAACAAAGCAAAGACATATCATATTGCACAGTTGTTGATTTATATGAAGATACTGAAGATGTCTAATGGTTTAATGATTTATGAGAATAAAAATAATTATGAGTTGTTTATAGTTCCAATTAGTGTTAATGACCACTATAGAAAATGGATTGATACTACATTTGATTGGATGAAAACCGTAAAGCAAGCATGGCAAGATAGGCAGTTACCACAAAAAAATTATAGATCAAACTCTAAAATTTGCAAAGGATGTCCAATACAAAAGGCATGCGCCCTGTCAGAACCAGGGGTAATTAAAATTGGTTCGCTGGAGCAATTGAGTGAAGCCATGTGAGTGGTGCGAGAATGAATTTTCTCCTGCCGTAAGTTATCAAATTTATTGTAGTCCAGAGTGTCGCACTGAAGCGACAAAAATTAAAATTGCAGAAAAGCAAGTAATTAATAAACGCAAAAAAAGACATGGTAAAGATCGTAAATGTGCAAGAGGATGTGGAACTATCCTTTCGGCATACAACGACTCTAACTATTGTGAAAACTGTTCTGTAGACAATAAAAAGGTTAGTAAAGCATTAAAAGAGTTGAAAGGGTTAATAGACTATGATGACTTCCGTTAGACCAGAAAAATTTGTTGCTATTGATGCAAGCACTAATAGTTTAGCATTTGCCCTTTTTGAGTTTGGCAATTTAAAAATGATTGGAAAGATTAATTTTGAAGGAAAAGATATTTATCAAAAATGCATTGATGCATCAAAAAAAGTGCAATCATTTTTAAAAGATAAGTCATTTATCAATACTGATTCTATAATTATTGAACATACTGTATTTATGAATAGTCCAAAAACTGCAGCAGATCTCGCATTGGTTCAAGGCGCTATTATTGGAGCAGCAGGAGTTTCTGGGGTGCTTAATGTGGCAAAGGTATCACCAATAACTTGGCAAAATTATATTGGAAATAAAGCACTATCTAAAGAAGAAAAACTTGTTATTAGATCAAAAAATCCAGGTAAATCAGATGCGTGGTATAAATCTTATGAGCGTAACATGAGAAAAGAAAGAACTATAAAGTTTATTGAAATCAACTATGATAAGATTATAGATGACAATGATGTGGCAGATGCTTGTGGCATAGGACATTGGGGTTTAAATAATTGGTCAAAAGGAATGGGAGTTGACATTTAATCGCTATGGGTGCTAAACTATATACTAATGAAGTCTGGTTGCGTAAAAGATATGTTCTTGATAAAAAGTCGGTGCCAGATATTGCAAAAGAATGTGAAACAAGTTCAGAAACTATTTATGTATACCTCGCAAAATTTGGACTAAGGAAGTCAAAACGATGAGTGATAATCTTAAGATTACAGTAGACCAAGTAAATCACCCTGAGCACTACACGTCAGATCCATCTGGTGTTGAGTGTATTCAAATTACTCGCCATAGAAATTTTAATATTGGAAATGCATTTAAATATTTATGGAGAGC